GCTGGCCGCGGTGCGGAGGCGGGCAAGCCGGGCGTCGGTCGCGTTTTCCCGCTCGAGCTCGACGGCGATGGAGTCGGCCCGGGCTTCGAGCTCACCGAGGCGGCCGAGGTTGTCGGCCTGCTCTTGGTCGCTCTCGGGGGACGCGGAGCGGAGGGCCTCGATGTCCGTGTGGATCTTCGATGCCTCGTCCTGGAGCTTGCGGCGGTTGCTGACGGGATTCATCGGGGATCTCCGTGGGGCGGTGTGCGGTGTCGACGATGACGCACGATCACGGAGAAGCCGATGCCGGTGAAGTTTTGGTTGTAACGTACAACCGCTTTACTTCCGGCAGCCGCAGGGGCAGTCCTTCTCGCACTTCATTTCGATCCGGCCGTCGGGTCGATAGACGCCGCCCGAGCACTTCCCACCGCACCCACACTTCGCCGGTGCCGGTGGCGGCGTCGGTGCCACCTCCGGGGCGAGGGAAGCGTAAGCCGCGGCGACAGCCGCGGCGGCTCGCGGAGGCTCGCGGTCGATCTCGGCAGGATCGGCGGAGAGGCTGGCGAGGAAGGCGAGGAGGGAGCGGTAGAGGGTCATCGCCTTGGACTCCAGTCGGCAAACACAAGAGCTATCGGCAGTAGAACGAACCAGACGGTCATCACGACGGTGAACGCTGCGGCTTCCATCATCAGCCCTCCCTGTTTTGATACACCGAGTTGGTGTACCGTTTTGACGTTCATGCGGAAGCCCTTTCGGCACGCGGCGTGATTCCGAACAGCCCGAAGATCGTCTCAAGAATCCGCCAAAATCCGACGGCTCCGAGAAGAGGATTCGTCCAGTCGGTCATGACGCAGAAGTCCGTGGAGAACGGCGATCGGTGGTGTCTGGCGTGACCGTCGCACGAGCAGAGCATGCCGAGCAACTGGAGCCCGCGAATGGGGCGAGAGCACCTTTGGTGAGCCCACCCGTGTATTTCGTTGGCCTGCGTCGAGAACGCAGCCACCAGCGCGAGCCAGTGTTGGCCGAAAGCAGCGGCGATGATGGCAACGACGGCGGCTGGGATGATCGTGGTGGAGTTTCGGTGCCAGTAGTTCCCTTGAAGAAAAGCCCGCTGGTCGGTGTGGTGCCGGATGTTGGGCTGGACAACAAGGCGGCCAACGATCGGCCATGCGGGGTCGCCGTACCGGTCCTCCCACCAATGCACGGCACCGGTGGCGATGTCAGCCGCCAACCATGCCGACACGACGTAGGGGACGGACAGCATCACCAGCCCTCCCCGTGGTCAACGACCCGGTGCCCGTCGGCATCGACCGCCGGCGCGTGAACGAGCTGCCGGCCGTCGGCCTGCGGCGGTGCGGGCTCGGCGGCCATCGCTGCCCACAGCCCCAGCCGGGCGGCAACTCGAGCGAGCCTGCCGACGGCGGCGAGGACCGGCCGTTGCGGCGTCGGGTTGATCGGTGAGGCAGGGGAGCTCCCCAGCCACCAGCCGACGGCTAGGGCGACGAGGACGATGGCGACGAGCTTGCGGTCGAGGATCATGGCGGCCTCAGGGGGCGAGGGAATAGGTGTCAGCGATCAGGCGGGCTGGCTGCGGGCGGGCGGCGGCGGGGGCGGGATCCAGCCAAGCGCCGTTGTCGAGGTCGCGGGCCTCAAAGCCGTTGACTCCCGCAAGCGAAAAAGAATCCTCGGCGTCGAGGATTTCTTGGACGGCATCGCGGTCGGCCCAGAAACAGCCGGCTGGCATGTCTTCAGGCCACACGCGACCAGAGATCCAAGCCGTGCTCCAACTGTTTGCAATGAGCGCACCGTCGCGCGGCGATCCGTTGGCCTTGTGCCTCACACCAAGGATCATCATGCAATGGCTCCACTGACTGCCCCTCGGGCGAGAGAGGAATCCATCGGCGTCGCGGAGCGCTCCCCACTTCGGGCCGAAGCCAACTCCCGAACAGATCGCCACCGGCATCCCGTTTTCCAGGGATGCGCACAGGGATGCCCAGTCACGGCATAGGGCGACGCCTTGCGCGGCGTGCTTCATGCCTTCCCGTGCCAGCGATGCCGGAACCCCTTCGCGGCCCCAGTTTTCCGAGCGAGGAATTGAGTAGGTCGTGAGGTCTATGTCGCCGTACTTTTCGCGGTACAAAATCCCGCCCACTGTCGGGTCTTTGCAGCGACCGGAAATCCATCTGGCAGCGGCTCCCCCATAGCTTCCGTCGCCTCCCGTATTCCGTGCCTGCGGGGGAAGTCTGGCCAGCGTTCTGGACCCGCCGTAAATGTTTTCGGTCGCCACAAGCTTTGGCGGGTCGGCGCGTTCCCCCTGCGTCCAGTCCACCGACTGACCGACGTAGCTGGCCAGCGCGAAACCAAACGACACGCAGGAGCCGTGCGGCCCCTGGTCCCACACCTCAAACGGCTTGCCGTATACGGCGCGGTGGGCCCTGTCCGCGTGCCGGTAGAGGAAGACATCTCGCCCCTTGGCGTTGTCCATCACCGCGGGCGCGGCATCTGCAAAGAGCGGGTGTTGAAGCTCACGGAGGAACTCTTTCGTTCCTTCGGGATTCGGAACGTAGCCGAACCGCGACTCCACCCCAGCGGCGATCCGGTGCGTGGCCCGCTCGACGAGCGCGCCGACGATCGCGGCCACGATCACGAAGCCGATGGCACTCCACGACCACATCTGGGCTTGGCGGCGCGTCATGGAAGCCACCCGTCAAGGAGTTTGTACGAGAGGTCATCGAGCCAATCGGCCGCATGGGCCAACACCGCGGCCACGAACGACAGCGGCCAGCCGACGAGGATCACGGCGAAGTAGGCGGCACAGCAGGCGAGAGCCTTCATCGTGTCGCCTCCGCCGCGGCCTGGGCGACTGCCCGGTAAGCCCGCACCCACTTCGCACGCGCGGCGGCATCGACCGGACCGCCCTCGGTGCCGGCCTCGGCGTCGAGGAACCGCTTAATCTCGTCGCGGACGGCTGGCTGCCGAGCCCCGAGCGAGACGCCACGGGTGCGGAGCTCGCGGGCCGATCTGCGGAGATCGTCGAAGGCGGCCCCGGTGCGGAGGCGCGGCTCGGTCTGGGAGCCGTCCCACTCGATTTGGCCTGCCAACTCCTCAAGCAGAGCGGCGGTCGTCGCGGCGTCGGTCGCGGCGTCGGGGCCGACGAACCGGCCGCGGAGATCGAGGGCAACGACCGGAACAGGCGTGGGGGCTGGCGCGGGTGTTCGCGTTTCCCGAATCGCGAAAGCCACCATCCCGCCGGCGGCGAGGATCGCCAGGAGCGTGAGCGGGTGCGGGCCGCCTGCCTGCGGGGTAGCCTGCGGGGCGACCTGCGGGGTTGGCAGCGGCGACAGTGGCGGAAGCCCCGCAGGGGCGGCCGGACGGCTCCACACGAGGTAGGCCACCGCGGCGGCAGCGAGGACCAGGGCGGTGGTCATGCGGTCTGCTCCGGGGCGGCGGCACGGGTGAGGACGAGGATCTGTTCAAGCGCCCCAGCTGCGGCGGCGAGCACGAGTTGCCGGACGATCGGCCTTGCAATCAGCCACACAGGCTGGAGGTAGAACGGGACGGCGAAGCCCGCGACACCATCGAACAGGGTGCCGACGATGTTCAACGCCCAGGCCTTTTTTGCTGGGCCGTCGGCCGGGATCTCCTCGAGGCCCGTCACGGCTAGGCGGATGACGGCAACGACGAGCGAGCCGAACTCCGCAACGGTCAGCCCGTTGGCTGCCTTCAGGCGGGCGTCCTGAAGAAACGCCATCACGGCGGTGGTGAGCTTCTGTTCCGGGTTCATCGCTTCCTTCTCCACAGGTCTCGGGCCGGAACCGCCACGCGGGCCGCTGCCCCGCAGGTGCATCGCAGATACTGAACCGCGGAATCCCCGCTCCGCTTCGATGTGCGGATCTTCATCCGTTCACCGCAGCGGCAGCGATGGTCAGAGCCCATTGGCTTTCATCCTCGCGAGGGCGGTGGCCGCTCGGGCCCCGATCAGCGCGTCGAGCTTCTTGCGATCGGCGGCGATCCGGCGGAGCTTGTCGGCCTGGTCGTCGGCTTCGCGCTCGACGATCTGCCGGCGCTCGGCCTCGGTGAGGTTGCCGGCGGCGAACAGGTCGCGCCGGCGGAGGGCGACGGTCGACCGGGGGTAGGCCGGGCGCGTCACGACCGAAACGTCGTAGAGGCCGGAGACGCGGTGAATGGTGCGGGTGATGTTGCCACGCTCGTCGGTGGCCCACGATTCGTGTTTTGGGTCGGCCTTGACCGTGAAGGCGAACGAGGATCCAGCGACGTATCCGCCCCGGATCAGGGTCATGTACTCGTCGACACGGGCCGACGGCTGGGGTGGGCGGCCTCGGTACTCGAAGCCCTTCTCCCCTTCGGCCAGGTCGAGCGTCTTGTTGCGGGTTCGCCCGAGGGGGAAGGCCTCGTCGTGATTCCACGCGAGGACGACATCGAGCGATCGGCTCTTGAGGACGTCAGCGAATGCCCCGGGCATGAACCGTTCCCGGAATCCCATGTCCTCGGACCAGGAATCCCACGGGGGAGCCATGCCGGAGATCGTCGGCGGGCCGTCCTCGCGCTCTTCCACGCCGACCGGGGCGAGGTCGGCCACGAGGAACCGCGTCTCGATCTCGTCACCGTCGGCGTCGTGCGTGCGGTATTGAATGCTCATGCGGCAACCCCCTTTGCACCGGCGACAATGTCAGCAGCGGAAGCGGAAAGAGTCGGATAGGCCGCGGCGATCACAGCCGTGGCGGCTGGGGCGGCGAGCGTCCCCGCGGACACGGCGGCCAGGACGGCCAGGAGGCTGGAGACCTGGGCCTCGGAGAGGGAGGAGTCGGCCGCCTCGCGGAGCGGGACGAAGCCCGATTGGATGTAGGTCTCCTTCGCGGCTGGTTCGTCGAGCTCGGGGAAGTCCTCGAGGTCGCGCATCTCGGCCGGACGGATTGCTCCCCACTTGGCCAGCGTGTCATAGAGCGCCCCGCGGGCGGCGCTGTCACCGCGGAGGAGGCCGCGGTTGTCGACCTTGTATCTGCATCCGGCGTACTGCGGGCCGCTGACCACCGGGGAAAGGATGGTACGGTTCACCGCTCCCTCGAGACGCATCTCCCAGGGGGTGAGACACCACACCTGAGCCGACAAATGCTCCTGCTCCGTGGTGGCGTACTTCATCGCCTCACGAACGCCGACGAGGGAGCCGGGAACGCCGAAGATCGTGGCACACTCCGCGGTCACATCGCGCCGCAGCTGGGAGAACTCGGAAGCCTCCTGGCTGTTGCTCTCGATCGTCTGGAGCTTGGCCTTGCGTGGCAGGATCGCAGCCCCGCCGCGGTTCCTGGAACCGCCGTAGATCTGTCGCCACTGATCGCGGAAGGCGTCAATGGCCGGCTGGTTCAGGCTCTCCTCGGTCTCGATGACAACGTCGGGCCGGGCACCGTTGGCCCAGAAGGCCCGGGCCGCAATGTCGAGCTCTCTGGCCAGGGCAACGCTCGTGTTGCACAAGGTCGAGGGAACCAGCCCTTCAATCCCGTTGTCGCTGATCCAGCGCACATGCAGGATCTCGTCCTGGCTGAACGGAACCCAGCCGGTCTGGCCCTGGGGCCCGGCCCCCTGGGGGTAGAAGTAACGGTAGCCGATGCTGCCGTCAGACATCCGGCCGGGCTTCATCCGGCTCGGGTGGAGGAGCTCGAGGGCGGAACAGAAGCCGCCATCGACACCGGGGACGATCCGGGAGTAGCCGTTGCCCCACAAGGCGGTGTGATAGATCGTCGACTCGATCCATTCGTAGAGCGACTGCGTTGAGTTGGGCCGGTCGGTGAGAACCGAATAGCAGGGGAGGTCGATGGCGGCAGACTTCCGCCCGTCGGGCGTGGTGCGGATCACCCGCGGTGGCATCGACGCGACGGCCTGCGACAGGAACCGAACGCACGACAGAATGGCCGTGGTGCGGACGGCCACCTCGGGCGTCACTGCGTCCGGGCTGATCCACGCAGACCAGGGCCCGGAGCCATCGGACAGGCCGCGGAGCTCCACCGCCGGGGGCGGGAGCGAGGGGCGGGCTCGGCGGAA